GCGTATACGGATTGAGGCCGAGCTCGCCGCAGACTTTCAGGTAATAAGTCACGCGCTGCGCGGGCGATAACTGGCTGAGATCGGCGTCCAGGAGGACGCGCTCGGCCGTGGCCCCGTCGATGATCGGTTCGAGGGTATTTTCCATGGGGAAATGCCTCTACTGTAGTCCGCGCTTGACAGCCCTGATATGTGGTGTTACCGTCTAATTCCCGCCGAAAAAACGCCCGTGTTCACGGGCGGTAAACAGACATAATTCACACTTATCCGAACATCCATTATCAGACATTGAGTATATTCCTCAATGTTTACCACTGGTGAAAATACCAGTTTAGCCGTTCTTCTCAGAATGGGAAGACTCGCGGGCCGCGCCCGGGCGACGGCCCCCGGATCGGCGGATCGTGTTCTGTAAACTGTGAAGTTTGGCGGGCCGGCTGGCCGCCTTGGCCGGCGTCGGCCGCCGGACTTTAATCAGGCTTTCGAGCGGCACCCGACAGCGTTCGCTAATCCGCAGCGCGAGCGCCAGTTGAGGTTCGCGCTCGCCCCACTTGAACATCGACAGCAACGACGGCGAGATCCCGAGCTCGTGCGCGAGATCCCCCTGGGTGCCCTCTTCCGCACGGAAGTAGGCGGCCAAATCGGGGTAGGTGCGAGCCATGGCGCATTCTTCACAAATTGACGACACCGGTCAAGACCCCAAGCGGTAGGGGGTCGCGCGTCAGGGATCACAAGACGTGAAGGAGACGCCACCTCTAGCAGAATGGCCCGGAATGATTTACAATCTGTGAAGGATGACACTCACGACCGAGGAGCGCGTGCGGGCGCGCATCCGGGGGCTGGTGCGACACGGCGACGCCGTCAAGATCGCCGACTACAGTGCTCAACGCCGCGCCCCATCCCGCGGGCTCAGCGCGCAAAACCTGTCGTATTTCCTCAACGGCCGCCGCAAGCACCCGCTCGGGATCAGCGACCTCGAAGACATCGCGTTGTATTTCAATCTCACCGTCGGCGAATTGTTCACGGTGAACAAGAAAACCGAGCTCTCGGGTCCCGAACAACGGCTGCTGCTCGCCTATGCCGCCGCGCCCCCCGCGGCGCAGGCCGCCGCCTTGACCCTGCTCGAATTGACCGATCGCGGCGCCGCGCCCCGGGGCGCGCCCCGCCGCCGGTTTGCCGGCGGCCACGCGATCGCCACGCTGGACACCACGCGCCCGACTCCAGCGTGGCTCGACCCTACGGGCACGGCCTAACCTCCCACCGACCCGGCGCGCACGTAAACCCGCAATAGCCGTTCGGACAGGTCAAGGCCTGGAGGACGAGCGCCGGCAGGCCATCGGCACACCGGGGCGGCGGCGCGGTGAAGGTCGCCGTGTGCGACAGCGACAGCCCGCAGGACGCGAGCAGGAGCGCCGCTAGCGTACCGGCAACAAGGCGAGCAGATGCGCGACGCACAAGAGCAGCACCGCGATCCACAACTGGACGCGTCCCATCGCCGCGCCGATTACACACACAAACGCCGCGAGCACGAGCAGCAAAGAGACGGTCAGCATGATTACTCCTTGGCCGGCGTGACGTCGGCGAGGTTGCCGCCGCCAAAGCGCGCGCTAAATTCGTCCTCGGCCATCACGTCCCAATCGTGATTCCAGAGGTCCTGCACGACCCAGTCGCCGGCGCGCACCTCCAGCATGCCGCGCGCGCTATGCACGTGGGGCCGGTTCACCCACCCGAGCGGATTCGTGCTGCACACACAGACGCCCGCTTGCACCGGGGCCGCGCTCGCGTCATACGCCTCCGCGAGGACCTTGTAGGGTTTTTCGGTGTACTGCTGTTGTCCCGTTGCCATGACCGCCTCACGCCAACCCGAGAGTAATGGTGAAGTCCACATAGATCGGGCCGGCGGTGGTCCAGTTGCCGCCCGAGTTCTTGAGAATGGCGACCGTCGAGGCACTGCCCGCCGTCACAAACGCGGTTTGCGCCGTCCCGCTGTCGTACGCGTTGGCCACCGTCCCGAGCGCGGCATTGGTGCCGAACAGGGTGTACCCGCCGGGGATCGTGCAATACAAATAGGGCCCGGTGGGCGTCGGCCCCGGGGCGTTGGCGAGTCGCAACGTCCAGTGCATGGTCTTATTAATGACCGTGTAGCGATTCATCGAGACATGGGACGCCGCGACGCCGGGCCAGAAGTTGGCGACGTCGAACGCCACGTCGAGCCAGGCGCCGCCGATCACCGCGTCAATCTGGTTATAGAGTTCCTGTTTCCAGGCGTTATCAATCACGGTGCCGGTCGTGCCGGTGCCGTCGTCATCGATGATCGACGTGCGCGTAATGGCCATGGTTAAACGCTCGTGTCCATCCGCCGCAACCAGTCCTCGAAATTGAAGCGCCGGCTGGAGGCGGTCACCGTGTAGGTCGGGTGCTGGGTCGGGTGCGGCCGGAAGTTGTTGATCGTCACCGACTGAATCTTGAACGTGCCCCAGACGTTGGTCGGCGCCGGCAGGTTGACCGTGATCGTCTTGCCCGCGGCGGTGCGGACGTCGCGACAGACATACGACACCGTGACCTCTTCGAGCGGGCGCATCTGCAGCGTCGCGTCGGCCCGGGCGCCGGCCTCCGCGATCGACAGCCGGCGATCCTGCACCCACTCCTCACGGACGCCGGGGCCGCCGTTGACCATGTCGGCGACGGTCGCTTGCCGCGCGGGGTCGTCACGCTGCACGACCAGATAGATCTCGTCGCCGGCGACGATCGGCGCGGTGATCCCGGCGACGCCGGTCAGCATCGGCGCGAGCGTGATCGGCGTGCCGTAGGGGATCGTGTTCTGGATCGATCCGTCGCCGGTCGCCGGGATGCCGGTCAGGCTGTCGCCCGTCACGGCGCCGTAGTGGATCCGGTTGTTGCCCGCCAGCACCCAGCCGGTCGCCGGAAAGGCGCCGGTCCCACTCACCGGAATCGTCGTGAGGCCGGCCAGCACTTGCCCGCCGTCGGCGACGAGACCCGAGGTATCGGTCGCGGGCCATTGGGTCTGCGGCACATCCAACACCGCCGTGTCGACGTAGGTCGTCGTGGTGTTGTCGTTGATCCTTGTCAGCAACTTCCAGTACACGCCATCCCACCGGTAGACGTTGCGGGCGATCGTCGCGGGGCCGCCGCCCGATCCCTTCGGCCCCGTCGCGATCCCGGTGAGGTGCACGGTTTGCGCCGGCCCCAGCCCCGCAGGCGCCGGCGGCCCTAACGCGCTATCCGGCGTCGTGTCGACGAAACTGGTCTGCACGGAGCCCGCGACCTCGCGGAGCAAGTACGCGATCGAGGGCGACCCGTTGGCGGGGGTCCGATACACACGCCGTTTCAGGACGTCCGCGCCGCCGTCCTGCACCGTGACCGTCACCGCGGCGTGCGGAAAACCGTTCGTATCGACGGCATTCGGTTGGGTCGTCACCTGGGCGAGCGTCGTCTTCATGCCCCCGTACGGCGCGACGGGGACGTTCATCGTCCGCACCGTTTTCCACACGCCGGGGGCTGTCGTTTGATTCTGATATTGAATATCGGCGTACACGGCGCCCGCGGCATCCGTGACATCCTGAATGGTGATGTACAGCGCGGCGGCGACGCCGGCCGCCAGCCCGCTGGCTTGAAAGAGTTGCAACCCCGACGTCGGGGGGCCGATCTTACTGGGCGAGAGGGCGGTCGTGGTTCGATACGCGATCCGAAAGTACACCAGGTCGCCCACCACGCCCAGATTCGTCGACTGTACCGGGAAACTCTGCTGCACGATCACCGGCGCCAGCGGCGACGGCGCCGACACCGTGCACACTGCGACCGCGGGGCCCATGCCGGCCGTTTCCCCGCTCGCCAAGACGTGCGTGACGCCGTACTGATACGTTCCCGGCGGCAAGCCCGCGCCGGCCGCGACCGCGACCGTCGGCGCCACGGCGGCCGGCGCGGTGCCGGTGACCGTGATGATCGACCCCGGCGCGTTCACGGTCTCGCCGGTCGCCGACACCCAGGTATAGAGATAATTGTGTTCGCCGACCGGCACGGCGCCGCCGCTCGTCAGCGTCAGCGCGACCGGACTCGACGGCGCCGTGCCCGACCCGACCAGCGCCCCGGCGCCGCCCTCGGTCACGCCGGTGTAGGTGAGGTGTTGCGCGCCCCCGCTCGATCCCTGCGGCGACACCTTCGCGAAGATCCCCGGTCCCACTTGGAACATGTCGACGGCCGCGAGCGGGATCAACGTCTCGCCGGGCGCGACCGTCGCGAGCGCGTTCGATCCCCGGCCTTCCACATAGACGCGCGTTAACACCTGCGTCCGATCGGCGCTCGTCTGAAACGCGCGCAACGATTTATGCGCCGGGGTCAGGGGTTCGGGCGCCTGCGTGGGGTCCGGGTCGTCGAGAAAGAGATGCACGGCCTTCTGGTAATCGACAAACCAGTAGCCGCCGATCCGCCGCGCGAGACGCGTCAAGGCGGCGTCGAGGGGTTCCTCGGTGTAGGTGATCTCGTCGAGGACCGGCAGGTTCGGGACGACGGCGGTACTCGTGAACCCATTGGCCGCCGCATACCGGGCGACGAGATCCGCCGCAATGGCCGACGCCGACTGCGTGCGGTACTGTTTCGTCACGAGCACGAACCCAAACTGCCACGTGTAGTCGACGCACCGGACGTCGGCCTGCACGTTCGCGGGTCGGTCGCCGACGTAGAGTTGCTGCACGGTCAGCGCGAACCCGGCGTAGAGGCGCCCCGCGGCATTCTTGGATCCGCGCGTGATGATCACTTCGGCGCCGGCCGCAGGGACCATGTCTTTGACGCGGAACCCGCAGGTGTTCGGGGTCTCGTCGAGTTCGTCGGTGATGGTCAGTGAGTCGAGCAGCACGCGGTGCGGCGTCGCGCCCCACCCGACCTGCACGCCATCGATCGCAATAAACACCTGACTACTGACATAGCCGCCGCGCGACGCGCCGCCGCGCATGATCTTACCGAGCGCATACATGCGCGCCTTCTCGCCGGCGGTCAGGGTCGCCATGCTACGCGGGTAGGCGGCCGCCGCCGCTGCTGAAATTGTAGGTGAGCGCGTCGCCGATCAACCGGGCGAGTTCGTTCTGCGTGCCGAGGATGTTGCCCTCGACGGTGAGATTGACGGTCGGCGGCGGCCCCGGCGTGCCCCAGCCGAGGAACCCGTCGCCAAACTTGCGCTCCAGTTTCTGGATCACTTCGCCGGTCTTGGGGTTGACCAGAAATTGGTTCCCCATGCTGTCGCCGACTTGCTTGAGCCCGCCCGACGAGGCCGGGCCCTGCCCACCGGGGTGCAGCCCCCACGTATTCGACGCGTCGGCGACCTGCTGCAGCGCGCCGAGGGCGGCGCCAGAGGCGGCCGCCTGCGCGGTCTGTGCGGCGGTGAGCTCGTTCGTGACGTCGACCACGGGCTGGAGGGCGGCGGCGGCGGCCATGGCGGCGGCACTAAAGTCGTTGAACTGCAGCGCCTGCTCCGCGGTGAGATTGCCATTGCGGGCCATCGCGGTCATGGCCTCGTCCATCACTTTCTGGAGGTCGACGAGTTGTTCGTGGCTCAACTTCTGGACGGAGTTCCCGAGCAGGAAGATCGCCTCGGTCCACTGCGTCGCCTTCTCGATCGCGTCCTTGCCGAGCGCTTGGTCGCGGATCGCCAGCACCGCGTCCCAGTGGGTTTTGAGTTCCGCGGTGATGCGCGCGTGTTCTTGCTCCGAGGCCTTCGCGGCCGCCTGCTCCGACTTGAACGCGGCCTCCACGGCGGCGATCTGGCTCGCGGTCAACTTGTAGGCGGTCGCGACGGTCTCCATGGACACGCCGTGGTCGAGCGCGGCCTTCGCCGCGGCGATCGTGGACGCGGCCATGGTCTTCAGCACCGCGTCATTGTTCTGCGCGGCGACCCGCACCGTGTCCATCGCCTTGGCCCACGCCTCGTCGGCCTTCGCGGCCTCTTCGTTGGCCTTCGCGGTCTCCTTCGCACCTTTCTTCAGGTCGTCGACCCATTGTTGATTGATCGCCCGGGCTTCGTTGATATCCGTGATCGTGCGCTTCGCATGATCGGACGCGAGCTTCAGCACGTCGGCGTTCGCGCCGGCGGTCGCCCCGACGAGGTCGCCCCACCCGAGCCACTTCGCGGTCGCGTTGGCGATCGCTTGGTCGAGGTCGACGTTGAACCACTTGAGGATGCTCACCGCCCCGCGCCCGACGCTCCAGGCGGCGAGCGCCGTGCTCACCACGAGCCCCGCCGACGCGAACTTCCCGAGCTCCCCCACGCTCTTCCCGGAGGCCGCCCCGATGTCTTCGATCCCTTTAATCGCCGGCCCGATATGGATCCCCGCGGCGCCCAGGATCCCGTCGAACTGCCGCATGCTCGTCGTCAGGGTGTTCACCCCCGGCGTCGTCTTCGTCGTCACCGTCCCCATGTTGGCGATCGCCGTCCCGGTCTTGACGGTCGACATCTCGAACAGGTTCAGTTGCTGTTCGGCCTTCCCCACTTCGCTGTTGAACGCGGAGAAGTCGGCGTCGAATTGGGCGGTGATCGCCATTTACTTTTTCAGGTCCGCCACGATCAGTTCATAGACGTCGCGCGGGAGCTCCGCGACCCACTCGTACTTCCAGTGAAACGTCCGCGCGATCACAAGGTCGGTCATGAGGCCGGCGCGGTGATACGGGTTTTTTTTTGCGCCTCCAGGGCGGCCTCTTGCTGCTCTTCGTGCGCGGTCACGACGGCGATGAGTTCGCGATAGGTGTCCTGATCGAGCCCGTCGATCGTCGCGGCCCGAATGTCGTCGGGCTCGTCGGGGCGATACGGCAGCGGCTGCCCGTCGAACCCGACAAACGTCCACCCCACGATGTAGGCGAGCAGCTTCGCCATCCCGATCTTGCGGTGGTCGAGCGTGACGCGCTCCCCGTCCGGCGTGTCCTTGAACTGGCTGACAATCAACTGCCGATACTCGCCGGCGTTGAGGGTTTTCTTGACCGTGACGCTGTCGCCGTCACTGAGCGGCAGACGGACGACGTCCGGAGCGACGACACGACAGCGCGGCATTACGCCTCCATCGGCCCGAGGGCCGCGGTGATCTGCTTGTCCTGCACGGTGACCGCTTGCACCGGCCAGCACCAGTACCCGCCCTTACGCGGGGCGTTGAAGAGCAACGGCCGCTGCTGCAACTTGTACGGGTCGACGCGCGTGACCGTGGCGACGAGCGACCACTGCGCGCGGGTGCGCGATTTGTAAATGCGCCAGGAGCGGCACACCGCGGCGGTGTGCCACGCCCACGAGATCGTCGCCTCGCCGCCGGTCACCACGAGTTCGTCGAACATTTACGGATGGATCCCGGCGACCCAGGCCGTACCGTTCCAGTTGCAGTCGCTGCCGTTCCCCATCTCGACGTGCTGGCCGATCGTCCAGTTGGTCGCGGGCGACGCGACGATGCCGGTCATCGCCGCGAGATTGGCCGGCGGGGTTGCGCCGGCGGGCGTGAAGGTCCCCGGCAATCCGGCGGTCGCGCCGGTCGCGACGATCTGGCCGGGCACGGTCCACGAGGCCGCGGCGGCCCAGGTCCCCTTGACGGTCGGCGCCGACAGCGACGCATCAATCGACGCGTTCAGGTACGCGAGGCCCTGCCACTTGAACCCGGGCTCCTGATTGTTGACGACGAGTTGCAGCGTGCCGGGCGTGCCGGCGTCGGCCGCCTTCCAGAGCGCGAGATCGCTGCTGTTCCAGAATCCGCTCACGTCGCCCTTGAGGTCTTTCATGCCGGGCACGTAGACGCGGTTGGTGTCGCCGAAACACGTCACGTCTTCCATCTCGGTTTCTTCCGAGAGGGTCCACGCGTTGAGGGAGATGATCTCGACCAGCGTCGTCCCGCCCGTCGGATCCCAACTGACTTTCCCGAATTTGCCGGTCTTGATCGACATGTGTGTGTCTCCTTAGTCGGTGTCCGGATCGCCCGCGACGCGCGCCGCGCCGTGGGCATAGAGCAGGCTGATCACGTCGTACAGGGCCTGGCGCCGCCCCGCCGCCGTGATCGGGTCGAACGTCGGATGCGGCTGGACGAACCCGCGGTTGTACCCCTGCCGGGTCTGGCGCACCACGGTCCCGTGTTCGTAGAGATGGGCGTACGGCGCCCGACTCTGCACTTTCGCGCCGGCCAGCAGGCGCGAGCCCCGCGAGGGCTTGACCACGAGCATCCGGCGCAGCCGGCCCGTCTTGCCGCGCGGATAGGTCGCGTAGACCCGGTCCTTCGCGACCTCGGCCGCGGACACCAGAATGTCGTTCGCCTCGGCCACGAGATCGGGCGTGGCGGCCCGTAATTCCCGTTTGAATTCGGTGAGCCCGGTCCAGGTGACGCCCTTGGCCGCCATCAGTCGAACACTTCCGTACAGGCCAGTTGGGTTTGAAAGTCGCGCTCGCCGCGATTCACGACGCTGTCGACGTGATAGACGCGGCCCTTGAGGTGGACGCGGGTCGCCGTGGTGATCCCGGCGTGATAGTGCCCGACCAGCGTGAGGAGGCCGCCGGCCTCGGGCAGCGGCGTGCAGTACCACGTCGGCGGCGTGAGCAGCCGGACCCCGCCGGCGCCGTCGGTCTCGTCGAGCGTGACGATCTGCGTGTACGCCCCGATCGCCATCACCCCACCGTCGGATCGCGGTAGGCCGCGAGCAGGGTGTAAATCTTCGGCCAGGGATCCGCCCCGTCGCCGTCGCCGCGGTCGCTGTAGTAGTACGCGGTGAGGAGCAGGATCGCGTGCGTGACGGCCTTCGGCGCGGTCGTCGCGTCCCACGTCGGATCGGCGCCGACATGCAGGTACGACAGGATCGCTTCCTGCGCGGCGTCGAGCTTCTGCTGGACGTCGGCGTCATACGCGGCGTCGGTGAGATGGAGATGCGTCTTCGCCTGCGCGAGCGTCCAGAGCGGCGGCAGCGTGACGCGCGAAAACTCCAGCGTCACGGCGTCACCGCCTCGGGTTGCGCGTCGGTCGCCGGGGGCAGGGGGGCCACGACCGGCGTCGAGGCCGCGCGATCCGCGAGCTCGCTAATCGGGTAGTACTGCTGCTGCAGGTACGGCATCTCGCCACCGGGCACGGGCCCGAGGCCGTAATACGTATCGCGCACTTCGTTGACCGACATCCCGGCGGCGATCGCCGTCTTGGCGGCGGTCGTGCGCGTCGCGGTATCCATCCAAATCAGCAGCGTGTCGTCAAATTCGAGCGACAGATAGAGCGGCAGTTCGAGCCCGTCGCCCAGGCACGCGGCGATGCTGGCGAGATGCGGTTCGAGACACTGCGACTTGTACTGCAGCTGTGACGCTTCCGCGTTCGCATACGGCGGTTGCTTGTTGCTATTCAGAATGCTGATCGGCATCCCGAACACTTCGCAGATTTTTTCTTCCGTCCACCCGAGTTGCGCGATCAGTTCCGAGTCCACCGCGGACCCGCCGATATCGTGATAGGTCATCCCCTGATCGGTGAGCATGATCTCGCCGGTCTTGAAGTTCGCGAGCGTCGACTTGATGCGCTCGGCCGAGGCCGGATCGAGTTTCGTCGGCGCGACCAGCATGCCGGCGGGCCGCCCGCCTTTCGCAAAAAACGTCGTGCTGCTCGCCTGGATCGCTTGCGCCTGGGTGACCGCGCCGCCGATCGCGTAGAGCGGCGAGACGCCCACGAGCGGATGCCAGAGACAATTCCACCGATCGTGAATCAGATCCGCCGCGCCCACCACGACGGGCTCGGTCGCTTGCTGGAGCCCCGCGAGTTCGTTCGATTGCAGTTCGTAATACACACTGCCGTCGGGGGCGACGAGCGGTTTGACTTTCAGGGGATCGAGGATGTAGATCGCCTTCACGACGCCGCGCTCGTCGCGCTCTTTCAGGACGTAGGTATTCCCGTAGAGCAACTTGCTCAGCATCCACTGTTCGTAGAACTGCTGCGGGGTCTGGTAGCGATTGGGGCGGCGCAGGACCGGCGTATACGCGGAGTTCGTGGTCTCGAACCAGAACCCATCGCCGTCGAGTTCGAGCAAGAGCGGCGGCGCGATCTTGGCGATGTCCTGGGCGATGCGCGAGACGACCCCGAAGACGCTCGGGTTCGCGAGCGCGTTCTCCGTCGGCAATGAATCATTCAATTGCCACGCGCCGGTATAGGGCTCGCGGATGATCGGCGACCACCCGCCGCGCGCGACCGTCAGCATGGACGTCACGCGCGCGGCGAGACTCGTGAGGAGGCCCACCGGACTATTCCGGGGCGTCCGCCATCTGCGCGGCCAGCGACGGGGCCGGGTAGGCCGCCGCGGTGAGGTACTTCACGGCGTTCGCGTTGGCCTTCTTCCAGGTGATGAATCGCTCCGCGCGCAGGGCGACTGTGTTCATTTGGAACATCGAGATCGTGACCGTCGTCGCGAGGACCGGCGAGTCGGGCGCGGAATCCATTTGCAGCGAGGCTTCCGTGCTCGCGTCGATCGTCACGCCGCCGTCGTCGGCCTTCATAATCAACGCGGGTTGCAGCGCAATCACGTTGCTCCCGACCGTCTGCGACGTGATGAACTTCAGCCCCTTGTAACTGCCGCCGTTGATGTCGATCCCCGGAAACACCGGCGATCCGCTCGCGTCGGTCTTGAACGACAGCGCGAGCGCGTTGGTCGGCGACATCAGGAAGGTGACGCCGGCGACGCTGATGTTGTTGTTCACAAAATGCTGAATCAGCCCGAGAATGTCGGCGAGCGGATTGGCAGTCGCCGCCGCGGTCGGTGCGCCGTTCGTGATACTGGCCGGCGACACGCCGGCGACCGCCGCGACCGCCGGGTTGATGAATTGCCCGTCGAGGAACGCCGCGATCCCGGCGACCATTTCGCGCCGGACGACCTCTTCGGCCTTGGGACTCGACAACTTGACGAGTTCCTGGGTCAACACAATGATCCCGGCGACCTTGGCCCAGTCGAGCGCGACGCTCCCAAAGGTCAGCGACGTCACGGGTTTGGGTTTCATTTCCCCGACCCACGAATACGTCCCGCCGCCGGTCTGCATCGGGATCTTCGTGTTGAACGGCACCTCGTTGAACCCGCCGATCTTGTCGATGATCGTGGCGGCGCGCATCAGTTCGATGAAGTCGCTGGCGATGTTCTGATTCACGAGCGGCCCGGCCCACACGGCGTCCGTCGCCGTGCCGGGCGCGACTGCGGCCTTGAGCGCGAGCGCGACTTCCGGTGTGCTGTTGTCCCAGTGCGACGCAAAGCGCGCGACCCAAGTCGTGGGCTCGATCCCTTCTGCTTTCGCGGCGATCCGCGCACAGTGATAGCGGATAAACGCGGTGCCGGCTGGCAGATTGGATTTCACCGACACATGCCCGTACGGCGAGACGATCCGCGGGGTGTAGGTGGGCACGGCGGTCGCCGTCGCAATCAATTGCTTCTCGGTCTCTTTCCAGCGCCCGATCTGGGTCTGCAGCCCCTGGGCCTTCTGACTCCAGGCCTCGTGCTGCGACTGCTCGGCCTCGGTGAGATCGCGGTGTTCGTTCTCCGCGGTCGTCATCGTGTTCAGCATGCTCTGGGCGACGATCGCCCGCTCGGACTCCAGACCGTGAATGCGTTCGGGGATCGTCGGATTGCTCATGGCAGACTCCTGCGCCAGAGATTTCACCAAGCGAATGCTGGCGCTTGCATTCATGGGAATTGTGACCAGCGAGAGTTCGGCGATTTCGGATTTGCTGATGCGGCGCGCGCCGGCGCGGACGCGGTCGGCCCCGGCCTCCAGGACGCGCAGACCGACCGACACGCCACTGATCACGCCGGCCTTGATCGATTGCCACGCCTCGTCGACGCGCGTCTTGAGCGTCCCGAGTTCCTCGATCTCCGGAATCTCGGCGTCGAACAGGATCCCCTGCGCGGTCGCCGTCAAGATCGCGGTGCCGATCGGTTGTCGCGGATCGTGGTGCCAGAGGAGCGTGACGGGGTTGCGGAAGGTGACGCCGGCCGGGTCGACGATATCGCCGCCGCGGTCGAGTTCGGGGGTGGACGCAATGCCACTGAACCGGCGGCCGGCCGGGGCGACGGACTTGATGTCGAGCAGGCTATAGGCGCGGTCCACGGATGGCCGTGGACTATATCCGACGATATATTGACGTGGATAGCGAAATCTGTTTAGCCCATGTAGGCGGCCGGCCGTGCCCACTTCCGGCGCACCTGACGCCACGCCAGGTCATACGTTCGGGTCTCCGGCGGTTGATAAAGTTGGCAGAACGGCATAAATCCCAGTTGGAGTCTGAGAGGAGCCGTGCGTATGGATCGTGAAGTGACGTGGGCGCTCGTGGATCAGTGGGTGGAAGCGCTGTACGCCGCGATTGTCACCGAACGCGATGAGTCGTTACGTGAGTCGTTGCGGCCCGTCGTGGCGGAACTCCTGTCTGCCTCAGAGACCACCCGACGCCAGCTTCAGGAGGAGATTCAAGTTTTCCGTGAGCGTGACGCTTCTGCTGTTGCCATCATTGAGACACGCAATCAGCGAGTGTCCGAACTAGTGGTGCAACTTGGGGCCGTGGAAGCCGAGAAGGCCGCCCTGCAGCAGGAGGTAGAACGGCTCCTGAACGATCACGGCATGGCGATGGAGTTCGTGCGTGAAATTGCAAACCCGTCGTGCGAATGGGGTTGCAGCAGCCATCCGGAAGAGCCGCCCTGTCTTCATTGCCGCGCTGCCGCGTGGCTCCACGGGGAGGAGAAACACGACAAACTCACGGCCCTGCAGCAGGAGAACGAGACGCTGCGGAAGGCCATGGATGCGTTGATCGAGAAGTGGCAACGGCTCGGGAATGAAGAGTTGGCAGAGGCCACTAAGCAGGGGATGCTAGCGGCGTCGGTCGCGGCGTCGATGCGGTTGCATTGCGCGAGAGAACTGGAAGCCATCCCGTCAGTCTCCCTCCTCACCCAGCAGGGGGAGAAGAACAGTAAGGAGGCTTAGACATGACACTGATTCTTGTGCTCTCGTGGTGGTTTCTCGTTACCGCCCCACACTCTAGCGATCCGCCGCAATCATTCGGGCCTTATGGGTCTGAGGAGATGTGCCAGATCGCTGGGCACCAGTCGTTTCCAGATGACGAACGATTCATGACGCCGGCGCAGCTCGCCTATAGCCTGGAAGTGGCGAAGTGCTCAGAGAAGACGCTGGATTGTGAAATCGCCGCGGATCATGCGGCCGGAACAATGGCGGATAGCCGACGAACGCGAGGGCATCATCCGGTGTCCACTGATTGCGGGCGACAAACACCCGGATCACCCGATCACCATCACCGCATACTCGGGGGCCTGAACGTTCCGCTCCATCGCATCGATCGCCTGGATCAGCGCCACGACGCCGTCAATCCGTTCGGTCGAGGCCTTCTTCGAGGGCTTGAGATTGCCCGCCGGGTCGGTTTCGACCGACACATTGCCGACATTCCACCGCAGGACCGGATGGCCGGCGTGCCGCAGGGTGCGCGAGAGGACGTGTTTTTCGAGGGATTTGGTCGCCGCCGACAGGCCCGCGAACGTCTGCGGGACCTTGACGAGCGGGCACCCGTCCTGTTCGAGGCGATAGATCAGGCTCGTCGCGTTCCACGGGTCGGTCGCGACCATCTCGACGGCGAACTCTTCCCGCCACGCCTCGATCTGTTCGCGCACCGCGGCGTAGTCGCCAATCGTCGGGCCCGGCACGATGGTGAGGTACCCGTCGCGCGCCCACGCGTCATACGGCACGCGGTCGCGCCGCACCCGATCGGCAATGCGCTCGCCGGGGACAAAGAAATGCGGGAGCACGTCAAACCCGCCGTCGCCGTCCGGGAACACGGCCACGAGCGCGGTGAGATCTTCCGTCGCGCTCAAATCCATCCCGACATAACAGCGCCGGCCGCGGAGCGCCGTGCGATCGAGCGGCGAGAGGCACGCATCCCAGGCCGTGAGGCTGATCCAGCGCGACGCCTGCTCGGTCCACTGGTTGAGATACAGCCGGCGAAAATTGTTTTCCTGGGCGGGGATTTCTGTCGCCCTCGCCGCGAGGATCTCCAGATCCTCCAGGCTCCGAAAATCCCCGAGCGCCGGATTGGCCGCCTTCCAGACTTTCCGACTCGTCCAGTCGGCGTCCTTCGGGGCCTCATAGATCACCGGCAGAAACGTCGGATCCAACTTGGGCGACTCGCGCACTTTCTGGGCGTGGGCGTAGAGCTCCCAGAGGATCGAATGTTTGTCATACCCGGCGGTCGAAATCACAAACATCAGCGGCTGCGCGCGCGCGCCCATCGACGTCGACAGCACGTCGTACAGTTCCCGGTTCGGCGCCGCGTGGAGCTCGTCGTAAATCACCATCGACGCGTTAAACCCGTGCTTGCTGTACGCCTCGGCCGAAATGGCCCGGTAGACACTCCCGCTCGCGCGATGGACAATCCGCTTCTGCGATTCGACGATGTAACACTCGGCCGCGAGCTGCGGGTCGTTCCGGATCATCTGGGCGGCGACCCCGAACACCAGGCCGGCCTGGTCCCGGTCGGCCGCCGCCGAGTACACCTCGGCCCCGGCCTCCCCGTCCGCGAGCAGCCCGTAGAGCGCCACCGCGGCGGCGAGCTCGGTCTTCCCGTTCTTCCGCGGCAGCATCAGCAAGCACGTCCGGTACTGCCGCCGGCCGTCCCGGCGTTTCTTGAAGAGTTGCCGGACGATGCGTTGCTGCCACGGCCGCAGGGTGAACCGCTGGCGCGCGAACGGTCCCTTGGTATGCGTCAGGCTGTTGATGAACGCGATCGGGTCCTGGGGGGGCGCTGGGGGGCCTTGCGCGAAGTTCTGGGGCGCCTGCCAGCCGCCCCGTGGATCCCGTCGCGGGGGCGCCGGCGGGTCTGCCAGGGGTTTCGCCACGGTTACGTGGCCTTCGCCGAGGTTACGTAGCCCGGGACGTGGCACTTTCGCCTAGGTTGCGTGGCCTATTCTGACCGGGAAAGGCCGTGTTGGGGCGGGCAGGGTTTGACGGCGTTTTCTCGTTGAACCTTGATCGGCCCCCCGTCGAACTGTACGGAATTAATTCACATTCGGCCATTCGGGACATTTAAGAACTCGGCGGATCTCGACGGATCTCGCCCGTTTCTATTGTGGTATAGAGCCGACGATTAGCCGCACGCATCAAGGCGATCAGTGCTGCCAGGTTGTTCCGTTCTGTAAGGGGGAAGTTCCCGATACTCACATACAGGTCTGGTGAGCGCTCTATCTTGTGGCGCATCTGCTTGGCACAGTGCCGTGAACAATACGTCGCTGTTTGTTCCCCATAGAAGTCCTGTCCACAATTCGGGCAGATATGGGGATGCGCATAGAACTCCTGCGCGAAACACGCCTCACACCAGCGCCGCATATAGGGATGCGAGTAGTTCCAGAGCACCCGAGTGAAAGCCTCGCCACACGCGCAGGTCGGGCGATGCGCCTGCCGATCCGCCGCGCGTTCCTGGGCGAGCAGCTTCCGTTCGTGTCGCCGCTCTTCCCGTCGCACCTCCGACGCTGCACGTCGGAGCGCGAGGTTCTGTTCCCAAGCGATGAGTGCGGCAGGCGTCCGAATGGGCAGCGTTCCAGCGGCCGCCTTGAATAATCCGCCACATCGTTTTGAACAGAACCGGCGCGCATCCTTTGCGGGGTTCTTCCGATCAAAACGCCTAAAGGTCTGCTTACACCACTCGCAAATCAAGGCCGGCCCACGGCGCCCGGTGTTGTAACAGCTCCAGCATTGAGCACTAGTGCTATTTTTGGGGCGACCACAAGCACACGCGAACGCGTCGCGCGCGATCGTGCGGGTCGACATGCCATGACACGTCTTACAGAGTTTCGCCGTCTTGCTTTTGAATTGCCCGCAGGAACAGAAGTCTCTCCACTCCTGCGGACCGTCGCGATGCCGCCAGTTCTTGCCAGCCACTGGGTTTTACTTCGCGGCCTTCAGCGTGAGAACTTCCGCCGGCTCGATGGACTCCGGTAACAAGCCAGCATCCTTGGCCATGTCCAGTGTTTGCTGAGGCCCGATACCGGACTGTCGCGCCGCAATTAACATCATGCTGATCATGTTGTTCTGACTCGCGCGCCAGCGCGTATAACTACCGACCGCACCAATCGCAATCTGCACACGGCGCAGCCGATCCGGATCCTTCCCGCGATACGTGCCTAAAAATTCCTTGATTTCTTTCGCCCCAACCAAGGCCGCTTCCTCGAGTGCTTCATGTAGCAGTTCAGTCGTACGTTTGCTCATATATTTACCTCCAGTTAAGCGCCGCGTTTAGTTTTAGCGATGTGGCAGGGCGAACACAAGGCTTGTAGATTTTCACGATCCCAGAACAACCCCGGATCCCCGTCATGCTTGCGGATATGGTCGACCTCAAGGGTCAGCGTGACCTGTCCACACTGCGCGCACGCATACGCCTGCTCCACCAGGACCTGCTGACGCAGGCGGAACCAGCGGGCGATGCGGTACCAGCGACGCACGTCCACGTTGGGGCGCACGGCATGGCGGGCGCAGGCCCCACGGGGGACGAGCACGCTACACCCGGGTTGCGCGCAGTACTGCATCAGTGCACCGGGGGCGCGGGCGGTGGATCCTCCCCGTGCTCGGCCTGATAGGCCGCCGCTTCCTCGAGCAGGAGTTCTCTCTGGTGCTCCAGCCGCCGGCGCTGGTCGGCGAGCTCGGCCATCTGCACGCGGAGGTCGTCGAGGTGCTCATCCACCAGCGCCAACGCGTATTCGAGCAGGGTCATGACCGTTCACCTACCGCACCCGACGCAATTCCACGGCCACGCGCTCGATCGCATGGTTGATCGCCTCGGCGAGATCGCCCAGGCGGCGGAGCTCGGCGACACTGGCCGCGAGGCCGATGAGCACCACGAGCAGGACGAGGCCCACGAGCACGGTCGCGGTCATCGCCCGACGCGCAGCACGAGCACCGGCGTGGTCTGCTGCAGCGCGCCCGCGTCGGCGGCCGGGTAGTACCAGAGCTCGTACTGCGGCGGACCCGCCATGTTGAACACCGGTTTGGCCTCCGACGAGACCGACGAAAAAATGATGTCGTAGATCCCGGCGGCCGTGCCGGGGATGTTGAGCGCCAGGTGCACCGCATCGACGGCGTGGCCGTTGTACTGATTCTGCCCGGGGTTCTTTTTCACGTGACCCCAGTACCCCGACGACTCGACGTGCAACGCGTCGCAGCAATCTTCCGTGAACTTGCCGCAGCCCTCATGCGTCCAGAGTTGCGGCTGGGTCTCGGCGTAGACGCGGTTGATGATGTCGAGCGGATTGGGCGGGCCGGTCGGCGGCGTCGTGGTCGGCGGCGGGGCGCCGGCGCTCTCAAGCGCGACGTCATCGACCTGCAGGCGGGCGTTCGGCGTGTCGAGGACGAGGAACCCGCGCAGCCGTGACGGCAGATAGTTCGGCGCCGACACGTTCAGGGTTGTGCCCTGCTCGTCGGGGGTGCCATCGCTGACGTAGCACACTTGGCCCTGCCGGCCGGACGTGTGCGTATACGGGACGCCGGTGTAGCTGCCGCCGCTATCCGGCGTCAGGGTCACGGTCGCGTCGACGGGGGTCGGATAGATCACGAAGGCGTACGGCATATTTGGACTCCAGTTTGTCGAGGATGCGGGCGGCGTCCTCGCGCGACACGATCGGCGGTTCCGAGATCAAGCGATCGGGCGGCAGGCGCATCTGGACGGGACCGACAATCGGCCTCGGCGACAGGCGGGCGACGTAGGCGATCGCGTCGGTGACCTGACGCGCGTCGTAGTGCACCCCGATCCGCGCCGCGGCGCACTTCACGGCCTCCGCGAGATCGGCGATCGAGTCGGACGGCCCGTGCTTGAGTTCCTCGTAGACGAGCGCGACGAAGACCCCAGGCTTGGCGACATGGCTCGGTTGCGTTTTCCGCATGTTTTCCACAGGGTGTGCCGGCGCGAAGCGCCTGCACTAATTCTTACGAGTTAAAGAAACGGTACAAGTTCCTACTGTTCCCTGTTTACTGTTACCTGTTACCTGTTGCACCTTTTGTCACACGTGACAAGCGCGTTACTTTTTCGCGGTGTTCGCGCTGTCTGTTGGCATTTTTGAGAATGTTCGCTAATTGTTCGTCCACGGTTTCATGGTGCCAGTGCCCGTCTTTTAGCTGAAATCTGGCCATGACTTTCGCGTGCACTTTCGCCCACTTGGTGGCATCACCCGACGCGCGCGCCAGCACCTTCGGATCGTTCGGAATCGCCCCGCCGCGCAGCCACGCCTCGTCGAGCAGGTTCCGGTAGGCGCCCTGCTCTTCCAGGCTCAGATCAACGACGGCCGTACTCTGCCGCCAGCGATCGATCCACCACGTCATCCCGCGCAGTTTCATCGGATGCCTCGCGCGATCGGTCGAATGATGGGTTCGTCGGCAGCGACCAGGCGCCGCCAGCACTCGAGGCGCGTCGGTTCCTCACGGGACCGGAACGACCAGAGCGTCACGATCAGAAACAGCAACTGCGACATGGCTCAGAACGGAATCTCGTCGGCCGTCGGCGGTTCGTTGGTCATGAGCGCCACGAGCTCCATGCCGAATTTGCTCTTTTCGATCGTCGCGCGCACCGGGATCTGCGCCTCGCGCGCGCGCTTCGCACGGGACGCCAGCCCGGTCTTGATGGTCGTCACTTCCTCGCCGCTACTGAGGGTGACGCGGTACATGGTCACCTTCGGGTTCCGGGTCGGCGCCTCGCGCACCTCCAGGACGTGGACCCACGGGCCCGCGGCGGCGGGCGGCGGGATCGGCGGATCGGGATCCGGCTCAGGTGTAGGACGCGGCGGCGGCAACGGGGCCGGCCGCGGGATCGGCATCGCCGACGCCGGAATGTCCGCGACTTCGGTCTCGTCGAGCATCCCGAGCCCGCAGATCGACAGCGTCACCCGCCGCTTGCTCTTGGTCTCCGCGATCAGCATCGCGTTCGCGCGGGCCTCCCCTTTCAGGTTCGCGATCGACTTCGCGCCCAGGCTCTCGTCGGTGCGGCCATCCGGCAACGTCGCGCGCGCGGTCACCGTATACACGTCCTCGACGAGCTCGCGCGCGGTGATCGTCAGCGACACCGCGTGGAGCTTTCGCAACTGTTCGGTCGCTTCGCGCTTTGCGTACAAGATCAGTTTGTCGCTGCCGCGGCCGTCGGGCACTCGCATGTATTCAAAGGGCCGCGTATACGGATTGAGGCCGAGCTCGCCGCAGACTTTCAGGTAATAAGTCACGCGCTGCGCGGGCGATAACTGGCTGAGATCGGCGTCCAGGAGGACGCGCTCGGCCGTGGCCCCGTCGATGA